CTGGCAGTTGGTGATGTGATCTTCGTTCACGACAGTGCAACACCTACTATGTCAATCGTTATGGTTGCATCAAACGCATCAGGCGTTGTCGATGTGACTGACGGCACTGCCGTTGCAATGACTGACAGTGACTAATACGGCTGGGGCGGCTTAGGTCGCCCCATCCTTCTATAGGAGTAGAATATGGCCTCTGGCGACACTAAACTATCAATCTGCTCCGATGCGCTAATTATGCTTGGCGCTTCTCCACTATCATCATTTTCTGACGGCACAGACGAGGCACAGGTTGCAGATCGGCTTTATGACGATGTGCGTGACACCTTGCTGATGCAGTACCCATATAGCTGGACACTAAAGAAAGTACAGCTAGCGCAATTGCTCGATACGCCAATCAATGAATGGAAATATAAATACCAGCTACCCGGCGACAGGCTAGGGCTACCCAAGGCGGTGTTCCCGACCAGCGCTGTAGCGGAGCGCCCAGTGCGCGAATATGAGATTTATGCAGGCGGCTTATACACTAATCTGGAAACGGTTTATGTTGATTACCAGTATCGGCCAGAGCCTGCCGATTTCCCACCATACTTTGTGAGATTGCTAAAGACAGCACTGGCGGCTGAGTTTGCCGAACCGATTACTGACCAGCTTACGAAGGCTGACTACTATCACGGCAAAGCATATGGTTCACCATCTGATAATATGCGTGGCGGCTTGGTTCGCGTTGCAATTAACATTGACGGCATTGACCAGCCAGCCAAGAGCATACAGGAATTTCCGATTTCAGATATAAGGTTCTAACATGAGCCGGATCATCCAGATACAAAACGACTTCACATCTGGCGAGCTTGATCCAAAGCTACGCGCCCGGACTGACATAGGTCAGTATGGGTCTGGGTTGACGACAGCTCGCAATGTCAGCATCCAGCCGCAGGGCGGTGCTAAACGGCGTGACGGTACTAAGTTTATAGCCGCGTTAGACAGTGGCGCTGGTACGGCTGTGCGGATGGTGTCATTTGAGTTCAGTGTGTCTGACAGCTATATGTTGGTGTTTACTCCGGGCAAAATGTATATCTTTAAAAACGGCGCGTTGATTACCGACATCAATGGATCAGGCAATGACTATCTCACCGTGGCGGCTGTTACCAGCGCCATCATCCCAGAGATGAACTGGGTGCAGTCAGCGGATACCGTTATTGTTGTGCATGAAGACTTAGCGCCGTTAAAGATTGTGCGCGGCGCAACTGATAGCGATTGGACGGCTAGCACACTATCGTTTACATATGTGCCTAAGTATGCCTATACGCAAACTATCGTCAGCCCTAACTTTACGATTACGCCCAGCGCAACATCCGGCAACATCACGCTGACGGCATCCAGTGTCACGACAGACAACGGCACAGCGCAGGGCGGCACATCAACGACAATTACGCTAAAGGCCGCCACCAGCTATACTACTGATGATGCGTGTAATGGTTTTTCACTTCACATCACTAGTGGCACTGGCGCTGGCCAGCATAGACTTATATCTGACTATGTCGCGTCAACAAAAGTGGCTACAGTGTCTAAAGCGTTTGACACAGCGCCTGACGCAACTAGTAATTATGAAATTAAGGCGTGGGGGGCGAATAGTGTTGATGAATATATTAATGTTTTAAACGGTTTTGGCAGGGCAAGAATTACTGAGTATGTTAGCAATACGGTTGTCAAAGCCTTTGTCGAAACACCGTTCTTTGACACTGATGCTATTGTTTTTGGTGATTGGGAGCTTGAAAATGGTTATGAAGATGCGTGGTCAGCCACAAGAGGTTATCCGCGCTCAGTGACATTTCATGAGGGCAGGCTGTTTTTCGGCGGCTTGAATAGCAGGCCGTCAACACTTTATGGTAGCCGCGTGTCGGATTTCTTTAACTTTAACCCCGGCGAATCATTAGATGACGCGGCGGTAGAAGCCACGCTGGATACCGGCACGTTCAATGCGATTGTTGATATATTCTCTGGCCGTCATCTGCAAGTCTTTACGACTGGCGGCGAGTTCTATGTGCCTCAGACTTTAGATGAGCCGATCACGCCCACCAATCTTATCGTGAAGCAACAGACCGGCTTTGGCACTAAGCCCGGCATCAGACTGCAAAACATTGATGGCGCAACTATTTTTGTTCAGCGTCAGGGCAAGGCATTACAAGAGTTCTTATTTACCGACACGCAGAATGCATACACGTCAGCCAAGATATCACTGCTATCATCTCATCTGTTGAAGACACCAGAAGAGATGGCGGTGCGTAAATCGACTGGAACTGATGAGGGCGACCGGTTGCTGGTAGTCAATGGTGACGATGGGTCGATAGCGTGTTATACAGTACTAAGATCACAGAACGTGATTGCGCCTAGTGAATGGACAACCGATGGAGAGTTTTTAAATGTCGGGGTTGATGTCGATGATATCTATGTGGTGGTCAAGCGCACGGTCAACGGTGGAACGGTTTATTATGTGGAGCTATTTGATAGTACAGTCTTACTCGATTGCGCCAAGACCGGTGGGGCGGCATCATCTGTCACAATGGATCACCTCGAAGCTGAAACAGTTAAGATCATCCGCGATGGAATTGTTGAGCCGGATCAGACTGTGCCTGCTTCGCCGTTCACGGTCACGTTTGCTACGGCGGCGACTGCGAGCCATCAGGTCGGCCTCAACTTCACGCCGGAAGTAAAGACACTGCCAGTAGAGCCAAAGCTCCCCAGCGGCTCTCTGAAGGGCTTTAAGAAGCGGATATTCGAGGTCAACGCAGAATTATTTGAAACGCAGGCGCTGACAATCAATGGCAAGGAAGTACCCTTCCGGCGGTTTGGCGATGATGTGTTGGACGATGATGTTGATGAGTTTACAGGAATAAAGACATTGCACGGTATTCTGGGTTATACTTATGACGGCCAGATCACGATTGGTCAAACAGTACCGCTCAAGATGACTTTGTTGGGTATAGATTTTAAAGTTAGCATAGGACAGTAAAATGGCACCGATAATAGCGGCAGTATCACAAGCAGGCGCGGCTATAGGAACAGCGGCCGCTGGCATGTCAGGGGCGCAGGCATTAGGTTTGGCCGCATCTGGCGCTAGTTCAATTTCACAAATGATGGGCAATCGCTCAGAAGCCAGAGGGCTTGCGGCGCAAGCGACTATGGCGCGGTTACAGGCTAAGACTGAAAGCCTAAAGTATAAGGCGCAGGGCGTACAGGTTCTGGATAACATCCTTAGAACGCAAGCCGCTATCGTGGCAAGAGCTGGCAATGGTGGCGTTGATCCATTTAGCGGTAGCGCAAATAGATTGTTGCAGTATGCGTCAGCCAAGGGGGCGACAGAGCTGTATACCGTACAGGACAATGAGATCATTACAATGCGTGGTGGCCAGATGCAGGCGGCTCAGTACATGCAACAGGCTAAGTCAACAATGAGGGCTGGGATTATTGGCGGCATTGCTAAGTTTGGAACAGCCGCCGTTAACTATGGTTTGATTGGCGGCCTTGAACCTACTCTTGGCACTGGAACGAGGGGGCTAGCAGACTAATGGCAGAGTTACCGCGTTACAGACCATTAGGCGTTTCAATCGGCAGTATGCCGTCTGTTAACTTTGTGCAGACTGGGCAAGCCGAAGCGCGTGTATACGATCAAATAGGCAATAGCCTAGATGCGATATCTGACTTTGTTTACAAGCGAGCCGTTGCCGAAGCTGAGGTAGCGGCAGTTAAGTATGGCGCTGAAATAGCGCCGTCAGCGGCAGAGCTAGAAGCCGCCAGTAAGTCCGGCGTAACGATTGACCCTGATCTGCCGGATGGGTTTACGATATTTGATCAGAAGGCGCGTAAAACTGCTGTTGACGTTATTCAGACAAATATGGAAATAGCGGCGCGTAATGAGATTAACCAGCTCACCATTGCCGCTAAAGATAGCGATATGAGCGCTGATGAGTTCCAGCTTAATCTTAACGCTATCATTGACGGCTACAGCACAAGTCTAAACCAGATTGATCCGGTGGCATCTGTAAACCTACAGGCGGCTATTGCGCCTGTTGCTAACAGCAAACTGACTACTCACGCCAATGCTATGGCCGACAAGGCTGAGAAACAGCAAAAGGTAGCGGTAACATTTAGTGTTGATGGGATTATCAACAACATCCCAGACATCATTGCGGCTGGTAACAAAATTGGCGATGACGGTAATGTTACATCAATCAATGACTTTCTTAACGCTGAACGCAACCGTATAGCCGTTTTATCATACGGCGTAGATGATGCGGCATTTGCGGAAAGACAGCTCGCGGCTTTTGACAAAGCCGTTATAGAGGCGAAGGCTGGGTATGTGGCTGATTGGATTACTAAAGGTGACAAGCCGCTAGAGCATTTATCTCAGGTGCGTTCTGGAGCAATTCAAGACGAAAACATTAAGGCGTTATTTGACGGCATGTCGTTAGAAGAAGAGGCGGCCGCATTTAAAGCCGCGAGGGATGCATTTTCCGCGAGGGATCAACTTAGAGTTGATAATGATGCGGCGGCAGAGCGCGACAGGAAAGAACAGGTTGACGCAATAAAAACAAATTTAGTTGACGCAAAAATTGCTGGCGATCAAGAAAGCCGAAGACAGCTAGTTGATAGCTTGCGCTTGTTAGACCCTGACGAATATGAAAAGCAAATGATTGAAATGGTATCAGGCGCTGGCATTGATAACGCTGAGGCGGTTAATGAGCTAGACATTAGTTCTGCGTCAGGAACTTTAACAGAAGATCAAATCAGTCTTTTTGTTCGAGAAAACCAAATAACATCTGCTACATCAACAAAATATTATGGACTGCTTAAATCACAGCGTAACACCAACGAAACTGCGGCAATGAAAATCATTAGAGATTTTTACGGCATACCTGAGCCGGGAAGGGCTGGAGCTGTTAGAGCGGCAAAAACTGACAGCGCACAGAAAGTTGTGCAAGCCCAGCTTGAGTTGCAAGAGGTGATGAAGATTGACCCAGATACAAATACAATTGCTTGGGCAAAGCAATACATCAAAGACCTTGATGAGGGCGTTGGCGTTGCTTTAGGTCAAGGTGTACGATTGGACGTAGTTAGAGAAAAACGCCTTAATAAGACATTGAAGCAGTTTAATTTAACGTCTGACGACACCGAAGAGGCAATAGCCCTATTGGCGCAACAATTTGATGATGGGGTAATTACTGCGTTAGAGTTTGCAGAGTATACATCATTTATAGCTAAGAAGGGTATGTGATGTCATTTAACGAGCTATTAAAATCATTAGTATTTGCTGACGCAGGCATTGACGCTGAGATTGAGTTTGATGATCAAGGCGCTGGCAAGATTAAGGCAAAGACTACTGTTTCTGCGCCTCGCGTGTTTAGTGGCACGGCTGATGAGTTCTCGCAATTGCCGCCAGAACAGCAAGATAAATTTAACAAGATGCAAGAGCATATTGATAACTTTAACATCCGCAACCGAAACATTCCCGGCGAAGAGGGTGAGTTTGAGCGGTTGCAAGATGAAACTATGCCCGCCTTCGCCCAGATTAAAACTGAGCTAACACCACCGGCTGACCCGGCTAATGCTGTTGGCGCGGCATCTGGGGCATTAACCGCAACACTAGGCACGCCGGGTGACGTAGTTGGGTTAGCTAGCGGCGCTATTTACGGCATTTATAAACTAGCATTTCCTAATGAAGATGAAACAAGATTACAGTCAGCGGCTAGTGGGTTCGCCAATGTCTTAGGCACTGTATCTGAAACTGCTGGCTCTATGTATACTAGAAGCGTGTTTGATGGCTGGTTAGACAAAATGCCGCTTGACGAAGAAACAAAAGCAAAGATCGGCGAAGGCGCTGATTTGGGCGAATGGTTTGGTGTCCCCGGCGCTGGCACGGCTGTAGCGCTAGGCAAAAAAGGCATAATGAAAGGCGCTCAAAAATTAGGCGACTTTGTGACAAACGCACCAGATCGTATTGCGGCTAGGGAAGCTGACACGGCGGTACAATTAAATGCTGGTGTTGATGTGCCTGCCGCTGTGGATCAGGCTATTGTTGGTGTGCAGAAGCTAGCAGGCAAAGCAGATGACCCCCAGCCATTAGATGTTAACCCAGAGGTTGTGCAGCTTACACCAGAAGAGAAGTCAGGATCAATCATTCCGCAACTTTATGAAGGTGAAGAGATCGCGCCACCAGAAACTGGCAAGCGAACTATCTTTGATGTGGCTAATGAAATAGATACAAGAACACAAAAGTCTGGCGCAACGGCTGTCGCAACCCCAGCAAACAAAACCAGAATAGCTAAGTTGATGGCGGCAGAAACGCTACACGCTATGCGTAAAGCTGGCAACGCAGGTGACTGGTATAGAACTAAGGTAGACAATGCGATGAAGATTGCAGAGCGTGTTTACCCAGACGTTATGCAAGACCCAAACAAGCCGCTTTCATTAAAATTTATTACCGCAATAACAAGCAACGGCGCGTCTGTTCAAGACAATGCTGAAAGAACATTTCAGATATTCGATGATTTCTTAGTGTCTGGGCGGATGCCAGAAAAGCTAGAGTTTGGCGGCGGTAAAGAGCGACCAGCTATGGAATTTGGCTTTAAGCTATATAATGATATGGTCGATGAAATGGGTGAAACTGAATTTTTTGATTTTATTTCACAAGAGTTTACAGTCAGAGAGCTTGATGAAATAGGCAAGAAGTACGGCTTCAAAGTTAGCGGCGAAGCTAAAAACACCACATTGCCAGCCAGTGTTATTTTTGGGCCTAAGATAGGCGGTGGGTTCTACCAAAACCTAAACGGCAATTACAAGCCATTGACAATGGATAGATGGTTTATGAGAAGCTGGGGCAGATATACTGGCTCGCTTGTTGTCAAGCAATCTGAAAAAACAGCGCGTCAACAGTTAGATCGTATACGTTCAGAGGTAACGCCTGAGATAGCGGAGTTATATGGTTACTCACATAATGAGGTATTAGCTGACGATGATTTGTTAATAGAACTTGCTCAAAGAGCGCATAAGGCTTACGTTAAGAGCGGTTACAAAGACAAAACAGAGCTTAATAAAGCATCTAAGAATTTTGTTGAAGCGCAGAAAAAAGTGCTAGAAGCGCCCGGCAGTGGTACGCAAAGGAACTTTATGCGTGAAACAGTGGATGAGGCTTTAGATATTTTAAGGGAACAAGGCATAGAGCTGGATCGTGCCGCGTTGCAAGCATTGATTTGGTATCCAGAGAAGGAACTTTATGCTAAATTTGGCGTAGGTTCAAAGAGGAGCGCACCGACAGATTATGAAACAGAATTTGCAAGAGTTGCCAATGAGCGAGGAATCGATGTCAGTGACATCACTGGGAGTGCCAACACCGAATAGGTCTGGCGAGGATTTGGATTATGAAATGTTTGCAGAGCGGTTGAGCGATGCAGATAGAAAACAATTTGTATCTGACCTTGTAGCTTTATATCGCCGCAAGAAAGGCATGACTAATGGCACGACCACCTAAAGATATTACATCTCGCGTCAATGAGATGCTGGACGAGCGCGATGCTAACGCAGTCGTGCAAGAAGCGGTTATGATGAAGCCGCCAGAGGTGGTTGAGCCTGCTACCGAAATGCCTAGCATAGAACAGTTTGAACCAGAGCTACAGCCAGAGAGCGCGGAGAATGCGCCTGAGATTATTCAAGCTGGGTTTACTAAATTTTTAAAAGAAGGCGCAGAAAAAATAGGCAAGCGCACTGAAGAAGCTGAAAAGAAAGTATTGCCGCCAGTAAGCGCCGCACCCATCCAGAAGATAGGTGAGGTTACTATTGTGCGTAGGGCAGATGATGAAGAGATACAAGCTCTTAATGATGCGCTCGGCGGCGAATACATTAAGGGCTTGAACTTTCCAGCCGTTGCAGACGCAGATGGCAAGGTAAATCTAGCCGAATACTTAGCTAAGGTTAAAGACGCAAACCCAAAACTGTTTGAGCAAGCGCGGCGTGGCACATTAAATTACGATGCGCTTATGGAAATGGCTACAAAGCAGGGGCTTGATAATGTTGTCCAAGATTGGATAACAAGAAAGCCGGGCGCAGGCGAAAGCGCTGAACAGGTGCTAGCCGGCATGATAGCGGCGCGTCAGGTTCAGAAAGAAACAACTGATGCATTTCTATATGCCAGAACTATTAATGACCCAGAAGTACGCGCCAAAGCTCTGGCTCGCGCTATGCAGTTGTATACCGTTGAAATGCATTTATACGCTAATCTATCTGCGGCTGTATCAGAAGCCGGTAGAACATTATACGCTGTTGGTATGGCGCAACGTCTAGGCATTGACGCTGGTGCTAGAGGCGATGAGATGATTAAAATCTTTGACGCTGATAGCACTAAAGATATTGAGTATTTGGCCGAGCTATACCTAGCACTGCCAGATGCGGCGGCCAAGGCTAGGATGGCGCAACAGGGCATGTGGTCGCGTGGTATGGACGTTGTGGCTGAGGCATATATCAATTCATTGTTAGGCGCGACTACAACACACGCCGTTAATATATTTGGCAACTCTAGCTTTATGTTGCTGAGAAGCGCTGAACAGGTTCTGGCTGGCAGTATCGGCAGGGTTAGAACAGGCTTGGGCATTGGCAAAAAAGAAAGAGCTATGGCGCGTGACGGCCTGATCCAGCTAGACGCAATACGCGAAACATTTCTTGACGCTATATTAGTGGCTGGCAAAGCATTCATAAAAGAAGAAGCCTCAGACCTTGGGTCTAAGATTGATCTTAGAACGCGCAAAGCAATTAGCATGAACTCTGGTGAGGTAATTAAAGAAATCAGAAATGGCAACTTTGGCGCGGCCGCTATAAATGCATTGGGCGTGGCTACCAGAATACCGGGCAGATTTTTACTTGCTGAAGATGAATTTTTTAAAGCGATAGCGTATCGTGCTGAGATACGCAAGACGGCCAAGCATAGATCACACAAGCTATATGATGAGGTTATTGCGGCTGGCGAAGACCCAGATAAAGCTCGCGCTATGGCGGTGGCTGAAGAAAAGCGAATACTTGAGAACCCACCTGAGCCGGTGGTTAAAGACGCACAACAAGCCGCGCAAGAGCTTACTTTTCAAGGCGACTTGGATGGCTTTATGGGAACAGCCCAGCCGGTGTTCTCACACCCAGCGGCTAAGTTATTTGTGCCATTCTTCAAAACACCTATGAATGTTTTAGGCGAGGTCGCTAAACGATCACCATTAAGATTACTTAGTCCTAGCTTATACAAGAACTTAAAAGCCGGTGGCGCGGCCGCAGACGCGGAACTATCTCGGCTTGCTTTAGCTTCGGGCGTGATGGCAACATTTGCTAGTATGGCGTGGGATGGTAACGATGCGGCTGGACAGCCCATTATTATTGTGGGAGCTGGGCCGTCTGATCCGGACGGCAAGGCGGCGATGCAACGCCTTGGCATACAGCCATTCTCTATTAATTATCTGCAAGCTGATGGCACATATAAAAGCATAACATATAGCAGGCTTGATCCATTGTCGGGAACATTATCTATGGCATCTGACTTTGCGTATTACGCCCAAAGGGATGAAGACCAAACCGTAGCAGAGGCATTAGCCACGGCGAGCGTGGTCGGCATATACGAATACGCAATGCAAAGTCCATTTTTGCAAGGGGTGTCTGATCTAAGCCGAAACATGATGAACTCAGACCCAGAGGTTGCGGCAGAAAATACAATGCAAATGATGGGTGAAAAATTAGGTTCTGGCTTATTATCTGTTTTACCTACGGTATCCGCTGGAATGACAGGCGCTGAACTTGAGCGCACTATGTCGCCAGAAATGTCTAACACAATGATGCCTAGCGCTGGTTTATTTAACGAAGACCCTACACAACTGCCAGCATTTGTTCGGGGCTTCTATACGGCATTGCAGAAAGCAAAAGCACGCAATCCAATATTTAGCGACCAAGTGCCGCCAAAGCTAAATCTTTGGGGCGAAGTAATTACATCGCGTGATGCCAATTCTAGCGCTGGGTTATTCTCGCCGTTCCGCGTAAAGACTGCTAAATATGAAGGCGTGGATGCCGAGCTGATGCGTTTAGGTGACGGCCCTAAAATGCCTAACAAAAAGATTAACGGTGTTTTGTTAAGCGCTGAACAGTACAACCGTTGGATTGAACTGGCTAACAATATGGATTATAGGGGCGAAATGCCAACAAACCCAGATGGCAGTGAAAACGATAGGTATACGCCCGGTCAAACATTGCTTGATGAGCTAAACGCGCATATAGCTAGTGATTTTTATATCGACGGTACTAAAGAAGAAAAGCTAGAAGATATAAAGAGTATTACTAGCGAGTTTTTTGTTGAGGCTAAAGAGGCTCTTCTTGAAGAATACCCAGACGTACAAGCAAGGGTAGAAGCGGCTAAGTAAATAGGTTATACTGCGAGGCAGAGAGGTAACTATGGCAGATTACAATATTAATGCGGTGACGCGGCGTGTCGTGTTTACAGGTTCAGCCGGTGTAGGGCCATACAGCTTTACGTTTGAGGTGTTAGACCAGAGCGATCTGGCGGTATACTTTAACGCGACACTGCTGACGCTGACGACTGATTACACTGTTACCGTCAACGCAAACGGCACTGGGTCTGTTACTATAGTCACCGGCACAAACGTGCCATCAACGCCTACGGCCTCAGATCAGATTGTTATTGTAGGCGCAAGAGACATTGAACGCACCACAGACTTTGTGACGGCCGGTGATTTACGCGCATCAGCCCTCAACGAACAGCTTGATAGCCAGATCATTATGATCCAACAGATCGCTGAAGAAAACAGACGCGGCATGAGAGCGCCTGTTTACGATCCAGCTCTGGTAGAAGATGGCGGCGTTGTTGATATGGAACTGCCTACCAAGGCATCACGCGCTGGCAAAACACTTGCGTTTGACAGTGATGGTAATCCTGTTGTGGGTGAAGATATCGGAAACTGGCGTGGCGACTGGGCGGCATCAATCGCTTACGGCGTTAGAGATATTGTTAAAGACACATACAACTCAAACATCTACCGCTGTAATACTGCCCACACATCTAGCGGCACTGCGCCTATTAGCGGAAACGCTGATGTCGCTAAATGGGATTTAGTTATTGACGCGACAGCGGTTGCTGACGCTGAAGCCGCTCAAGCCGCCGCTGAAGCGGCGCAAGCGGCGGCGGAAACCGCTGAAACTAATGCGGCTACCAGCGAAACTAATGCGGCGACTAGCGCATCATCCGCTTCAACGTCTGCGACAAACGCGGCTACGTCAGAAACAAATGCGGCAACAAGCGCAACAAGCGCGGCCAGTTCTGCTACATCTGCTACGGCATCAGCTACTGCGGCATCTGCTAGCGAAACTGCGGCAGCGGCTTCAGAAACAGCGGCGGCAACGTCTGAAACTAATGCCGCGACATCTGCTACAAATGCGTCAACATCTGAAACTAATGCGGCGGCATCAGCATCTTCTGCTTCAACGTCTGCTACGAATGCCGCTACTAGCGAAACCAATGCCGGAACGTCAGAGACTAATGCGGCAACCTCTGCTACCAATGCGGCTACAGCACAGACTGCGGCAGAAGCAGCACAAGCCGCTGCTGAACTTGCGGCAGACAACTTTGATGACACTTACCTTGGCGCAAAAGCTAGCGACCCGACAGTAGACAATGACGGTGATGCGCTGACGGCTGGTGATTTATACTTCAACACCACTTCTGATGAACTAAAGTATTACACAGGTTCTGCTTGGGAAGCTATTAGCCCCGGAATAACTGATGTTGTTTCAGACACTACGCCCCAGCTTGGTGGCGACTTGGACGTTCAGACCCACTCGATTGTCAGTACATCAAACCAAGACATTAACATCACGCCTAATGGCACAGGCAATGTTGCGCTAGGCAACTTTACCTTTGATGCTGACCAGACTGTAGGTGCTGGGCAAGACAACTTCCTGATGACCTATGATAATGGGGCTGGTACTATTAGCCTAGAGGCCGCCCCTGCTGGTGGTGCTGGTTATTTCCAAGGTGAGAATGGCGCAACTGGTGACACGACAAACGGCAAGGGCGACATATTCAGAGTGCATGAGCAACAGCTTGACACTAACACAACCATCGCATCTGGCGACAACGCTGGGGCTTTCTTTAGCCTAACCGTTGCAACAGGGGTTACGTTGACGGTCAACGGTAACTTGGTGATAGCATGAGTACACTAAAAGCAGATACCATACAGAACACATCTGGCGGTGCAGTCACGCTGACTAATCAGAGTGCGGCAAAGGCTTGGGCGAAGTACGCTAATGCTATTGGATTGAGAGAAAGTTTTAATATCTCAACATTTACCGATAACGGAACGGGGGACTACTCTCTTT